AAAATTCTTATGAAAAACTACCCAAGTTGGACAGGAACTTCTACATTTACAACAGGTTCTACCCCATTTGGATATTACGATAATGATCCAGATTTTCAGCAGGACGCTGATGATGTAGCGGACTGGTGTGCCAGAGAACTTGGTTATCCACAGCAATCTGTTGAATTAAATGCTCCAGCACTTTATTCCTTCTTTGAACAGTCGGTATTGGAGTATTCTAATCAAGTTGATCAATATAATGTTGAAAACAACATACATTTAACTACTGGAAGTCTTGACAGAATACAATATACTGACATAAACAACATTGGAAGACAATGGGTAAGAAAATATACTCTTGCTCTTGCTAAGGAGAAACTTGGTTACATACGAGGCAAGTTTGGTAGTATGCCAATAGGTGCAGCTGAAGCAACTCTTAATGCTGCCGATTTATTATCAGCAGGAACTACTGAAAAACAAGCACTTATTGAAGAATTGAAAAGAATAGTAGATATATTCATTCGCTCAAAAGTATTGATGATCAATTATCCGAATTGGCCAGGTTCATCGAGCTTCGTAACTGGTTCTACCCCATTCGGCTATTATGATAATGAAATGGATTTCCAACAAGATGCTGATGATGTAGCGGACTGGTGTGCAAGAGAATTGGGTTATCCTCAACAAAGTGTTGAACTAAATGCCCCGGCACTTTATTCCTTCTTTGAGCAATCGGTGTTAGAGTATTCTAACAATGTTGATCAATACAATTTGGAAAATAATATCCATGATGTAACTGGAAGTTTAGATAGAATACAATATACTGACATCAATAATGTTGGTAGACAATGGATCAGAAAATATACACTGGCACTTGCTAAGGAGAAACTTGGATATATTAGAGGAAAATTCGGATCAATGCCGATTGGTGCTGGTGAGGCAACGCTAAATGCTCCTGATCTTATTTCCGCTGGAACTACCGAAAAACAAGCACTTCTTGAAGAATTAAAGCGGATCATTGATATAATGATTAGAACTAAAATTCTTATGAAAAACTACCCAAGTTGGACAGGAACTTCTACATTTACAACAGGTTCTACCCCATTTGGATATTACGATAACGATCCTGATTTCCAACAGGATGCAGATGATGTTGCAGACTGGTGTGCAAGAGAACTTGGTTATCCTTTGCAGTCTGTTGAATTAAATGCACCATCTTTTTATGCTTTCTTTGAACAGTCAGTATTAGAGTATTCAACACAAGTCGATCAATATAATTTGGATAACAATATCCATTTAACTACTGGAAGTCTTGATAGAATACAATATACCGATATAAACAACATTGGAAGACAATGGATCAGAAAATATACACTTGCACTCGCCAAAGAAAAACTTGGCTATATCAGAGGCAAGTTCGGTGGTATGCCTATTGGTGCTGGTGAGGCAACTCTTAATGCTGCAGATTTAATTTCTGCTGGAACCACCGAGAAACAAGCACTTCTTGAAGAACTGAAGCGTATAGTTGATATATTCATTCGCTCAAAAGTATTGATGACCAATTATCCAAGTTGGACCGGTTCATCTAATTTTGTAACTGGAAGTACACCATTCGGCTATTTTGATAATGATCCCGATTTTCAACAGGACGCTGATGATGTTGCGGACTGGTGTGTTAGAGAACTTGGCTACCCACAACAAAGTGTTGAATTAAATGCTCCTGCACTCTATGCCTTCTTTGAACATTCCGTTCTTGAATACTCAAACCAAGTTGATCAGTATAATGTTGAAAACAACATAAACGATGTAACTGGAAGTAATAGTAGAATACAGTATAGTGACATAAACAATGTTGGTAGGCAATGGGTTCGTAAATACACATTAGCATTGGCAAAAGAAAAATTAGGATATATTAGAGGCAAGTTTGGCAGTATGCCGATTGGAGCAGCTGAGGCAACTCTTAATGCTGCCGATTTATTGTCTGCAGGAACAACAGAAAAACAAGCATTGATGGAAGAACTGAAAAGAATAGTGGATGTATTTATACGTTCCAAAATTCTTATGAAAAATTATCCAGTTTGGACTGGAACATCAACATTCACAACAGGTTCTACCCCATTTGGTTATTACGATAATGAAGTAGATTTTCAACAGGACGCCGATGATGTTGCAGATTGGTGTGTTAGGGAACTCGGTTATCCACAACAATCTGTTGAATTGAATGCACCCGCACTTTATGCCTTCTTTGAACAGTCGGTATTGGAGTATTCTAATCAAGTTGATCAATATAATGTTGAAAATAATATACATTTAACTACCGGAAGTCTTGACAGAATACAATATACGGACATCAATAATATAGGAAGACAATGGGTTCGTAAATATACACTTGCACTTGCTAAGGAAAAACTAGGTTACATTCGTGGTAAATTTGGCAGTATGCCGATTGGAGCAGCTGAGACATCTTTGAACGCTGCAGATTTATTGTCTGCAGGAACTACTGAAAAACAAGCGCTTATTGAAGAATTAAAACGCATTGTTGATATATTCATTCGTTCAAAAGTTTTGATGATCAATTACCCAAATTGGACTGGAACTTCTACATTCACAACAGGTTCTACCCCATTTGGTTATTACGATAATGATCCTGATTTCCAAGAAGATGCAGATAATGTAGCGGATTGGTGTGCTAGGGAATTAGGTTATCCTCAACAAAGTGTTGAATTGCAGCCAAATTCTTTCTATGCTTTTTTTGAACAATCTGTGTTAGAGTATTCAAATTATGTTGATCAGTATAGAGTTGAAAATAATATACATAGATTAACGGGTGATGATGATGCACGAATACAATACTCTGATATAAATTCTGTTGGTAGACAATGGATATTCAAATATACTCTTGCTCTGGCAAAAGAAAAACTCGGCTACATTAGAGGCAAGTTTGGCAGTATGCCGATTGGAGCAGCTGAGGCAACTCTTAATGCGTCTGATTTGATTTCCGCTGGAACTACTGAAAAACAAGCATTGATAGAAGATTTGAAACGTATTGTTGATATAATGATTCGTTCAAAAGTTCTTATGACTAATTTTCCAATTTGGCCTGGTAGTTCTAGTTTTGCAACAGGAAGTACACCGTTTGGAACTTTTGATGATGATATAGAATTTCAACAAGACGCTGATTCTTTTGCTGATTGGTGTGCAAAAAGATTAGGTTATCCACTTGTTGCTGTTGAATTGAAAGATGTTAATTTTTATACTTGTTTTGAAGAGGCGGTATATGAGTATTCATATCATGTAAATCAATTCAATATACAACAAAATCTTTTGAATTTGATAGGTTCACCAACTGATTCAAATGTGACACAAAGAAACATATCAACTGGATTAGGTCCTCTAATACAATTGGCAACCGAATATGGTAGTGAAACATTTACAAATGGAAATGTACCATTTTATTCCGCTTCAATTGATATTAGAACCGGTATGCAAAAATATAATTTAGATGCACTTATTCGTGATGTAAAAGTTCCAACTGGATCCATAGAAATAAAAAAAGTTCATCATTACGGACCTCCGGCATCTATCCGTTTTTATGATCCGTATTTGGGCAATCAGGCAATGCTTGATACATTTGGATTTGGTGCATATTCAACTGGTGTTTCATTCATGTTGATGCCTATGTATGCCGACTTACTTCGTGTTCAGGCAATTGAATTTAATGATATGATGCGTAAATCTGCATTTACATTTGAAATGATAAACAACGAATTACGAATTTTTCCAGTACCAACAAAAGATTTCAAATTGTGGATTGAGTATATTGTTAAAGAAGAAAGAAGCAATCCATTGAAATATCCAAATGGTCAAGTGTCTGATATATCAAATGCTCCATATGATTATATGACATACTCTCAAATAAATTCAGTTGGTAAAAGTTGGATATATTCATTTGGTTTGGCATTGGCAAAAGAAATGCTGGGTTACATTCGTGGTAAATACGGAAGTATGCCAATAGGAAGTGCAGAGGCAACATTAAATTCTGCAGATTTATTATCGGCAGCCGGAACGGAAAAACAGGCACTTGTTGATCAATTAAGAACTATATTAGATACGATGACACGTTCAAAATTACTCGAAGCGAAAAGATTAGAAACCGAGGCATTGGGTGCAAGTCTAAACGGAACACCAATCGCAATTTACATAGGATAAAAATATGCCATTATTTCACGGACAAAGAGATGCAAGTCTTGTTCATAAATTTAATATGGAATTGATTGCGGACATAGTTGATACAGAAGTTGCTGTCTATAAATTATCAATAGAAAATACAAAAACAAATCTGTATAATGAATCAGATAAAAAGGTTTATCATAGTCCAGTGAAAGTGCCCGCACTAATAGATTATCAGGCACAGACATATGAAGGAACTGAATTTGGTCAAGACTTTCAACAGGCCGCAAATTTTGCATTTATACGCGAGTTTTTGAAAGATGTTGAAATTTTTATAGAAGTAGGCGATGTAATCGAATATAACGGTGAATGGTGGGAAATTGATCAAGTTCAAGAAAATCAATACTTTGGTGGCAAAAATCCAGATTATTCTTTTGCAACAGAAAGGTGGGGTCACAATGTTTCCATAATTGCAAATACTCACTTAACTCGTAGGTCAAGAATACATATCGAAGAATTTAGACCTGCAATTACAACTAATCACAATGATATACCGAGCAACATATAATGGTTAATTCTGCAAAATATAGAAAACCTCCAATACGAAGAACCCGTGATTCTTTTATTGATGATATTAGATCAGAACAAAATCAAAGACAGGATCTTGGTAAAGGAAGACAATTACAAACTCGTAGAGATAAAGACAAAACAAGAAGTGTATCTATAACATTATATGATATAGATTTTTCTGTAAAGTCTTTTATCGATCAAAAAATGATGTTGCGAGTTGAAGATAGTGGTGAATCGATAGTTGTTCCTGTAATATATGCAAATTCTGAAAAATGGGCATCAATACAAAAAGATGGTTTTCTGAAAGATAAAAAGGGTAAAACTATAATACCACTAATCACTTTCAGAAGATCTGGCGTTTCTATTAAACCCGAACTTCGTAGAAACAAAGTTGCAACAACAAAACAATTGTATTATGTAATGCAACATCGTTACAATAGAATGACACCATACGATAGATTTACAACTCAATATGAAAGAAAACCATCGTATGAGTATTATTTAACTCCTATGCCAGATTTCGTTGATGTCACTTATGATTTTATAGTTTGGTGTGAATATCAAAATCAACTCAATCATATACTCGAACAATTTGTTCACTTCAATGGTCAAGCATTTGGAGATAAAAATTATTACAAATTTTCAACATATATGGATTCAATGGCAATTGAAGATAACAATACAACTGGCCAAGACCGTGTAGTTAGATCTACATTTCAATTAACAGTTCATGGTTATCTGATTCCAAAAGATGTTGGTGCAGAAACAACAACAAAAAGAGTTATTAGTGCTAATAAAATACGATTTGTTTCTGAAATGTTTGGTGATATTAACTCCATGATGAATCCAGATAATGTAAATTATTATGGAACAACAAATGATCTAAATTCAAGACTTCGTGGTGCCGGCCAAGCTGCTGCAGACCGTGGAAGATTCAGAAACACAAACGATAATGGAGATGATACATTGGCTGCATTTAGACGCCGTGTTGCTCAAATGGTTGATATATCCTTAACTAGATCTGCAGATGTTTATACATTTGAAGTTGATGAAACGGATTGATTGGTTTTTACAATTTTTGAAACATATTTATATTAGTTACATTTTACAATTTTAAGAGAGGTTTTATATGGCTGAAAATGCTGAAAACACAGTTACAGAAAAAGAATTTGAACAGGAAGATATTGATACTGTTAAATCTTTACAATCTGGTTATGCAAGAACAACTGCACAAATTGGACAAGTTGAAATTGAATTACATCTTTTGAATAAAAGATTAGAACAGATGAAAAATTTAAGAGAAAGATTGTTTAATGAGTATTCCGAACTACAAACAAAAGAAACCGATTTGGTTAAAACATTAAATGAAAAATACGGTGACGGGGTTTTGGATCTAGATTCTGGTAAATTTATTGCATCTAAATCATAATTTTGACTTTTTTGATTTATATTTATATGTAGAATTTGATTCATTCTATAATTTTATGGAGATAATAAGTGGCTAATGAAAGAATTGTAAGTCCTGGAGTCTTTACCAATGAGATGGATCTCTCATTCCTCCCACAAGGAATTGGAGCCATTGGTGCTGCTCTTATTGGACCAACGCTTAAGGGACCGGCTTTTGTTCCTACGCTGGTGAATAGTTTTAGTGATTTTGTTACACATTTTGGTAACACATACGAACATTCATATTTACCATATACTGCAAAAAACTATTTTAATAATGCTGGTAGTGCAACAATAGTTAGAGTTCTTGGTTCAGGTGGATATTCTCTGAAATCTCCAGTCGCAATTGTTGCAACTGGTTCTTGGGGTAAATCACTTGTTTCATTCTTACACCCAACATTTGTTGTAAGTAGTCCTGATTCGCAACATTTGTTTGAAAAAACAGTTGTTAGTGCCAATAATAGTGGTAGTTTTGTTATCACATTGTCTGGTTCTTTCCAAACTGATGATTCTGCATTTACAAACGCAATACCAGAAAATGGAACTGCATTTAGTGCATCTATAAATCCTGAGTCTAGTGCATTTATTGGTGATTTGTATGGTTACAATCCATACGGAACTCATGCAGTTTACAACTATGTTAATTTCAAAAAATTTGCATCTGCATCTTTGGCATCGGATCCTGCAACTTCAATTTTAATTGAAACAGGTTCAGCTGGATCATGGTGGGATTTTACACAAGATTATTTAGCTGCATCTACTCCTTGGGTAACATCACAGAGAGTTGGTGGAAGAACAACAGACTTATTCAAATTCCATACCATATCACATGGTATTCATTCTAACTATGAAGTAAAAGTTGGTATAGCTAACATTCGTCCTGCCGGAACAATAGCTGGTTCTGAATATGGCGATTTTGATGTTATTGTTAGATTTGTTGATCAATCCAAACTTCCACAAACACCGTTTACATACGAAGATGAAGATTTGCGTCCTAATACAATTGAAACATTTAAGTGTAACTTGGATCCAAATTCACCAAAATTTATTTCTCGTGTGATTGGTGATAGATTCATCACAATTACAGATGAAGGAAAAGTTGTTGTAAATGGCGATTATTCAAATAAATCTAAATATATTAGAGTTGAAACAACAGAAGCCGTTACAAACGGTGGTGTTTCACCTAACATGGTTCCATTTGGATTCCGTGCTCTTAAATCTCCAATGCCAGTAGATTTTACACAACCTGCTGCTGCAGCTTTTGTAACTGATCAAACTGCCGGTGGTGCGTTTAATAGACGAGTATTTTGGGGATTTGATTATGATTTCAGTAATACAGATAACTTTAATTATTTGAGACCTTTGCCTATAACAGATTTAATAACAACTGGATCAAATATAGATTTTTACTTGGGCGATTTCCAACAAAATCCAGGTGCAAGTTTCCCATCAAGTGCAACTGCTTATAGTTCATCTATTGATTTGACTACAAACACTGCATTGGATTCTCGTAAGTTTATGTTGCCATTCCAAGGTGGATTTGATGGTCACAAACCAAATCTTCAAAAGAAAACAGGAACATACATTGAAGCCGGTAATACACAAGGATTTGATATTTCAAACTCAACTGCAAATGGATATACTTCTTACAAGAAGGCAATAGATACCATTTCAAATGCTGATGAATTTGACATCAACATGGTTGTTACTCCTGGCGTTCTTCATTCATTGCATTCTCCCATAACAAATTATACAAAAGATATGTGTGAGGATAGAGGTGATGCATTCTATGTAATGGATTCCGTTGGTATAAATGATAACATTGCAACTGCTGTTGCAACTATGGAAGGATTTGACAGTAATTATGCTGCCACTTACTATCCTTGGGTTAAGATTCTCGATTTCGATAGAAACAAACCTATTTGGGTTCCACCATCTGTTGTTCTTCCTGGCGTTATTGCATTCAATGACCGTGTTGCCGCTGAATGGTTCGCGCCTGCTGGTTTGAATCGTGGTGGTCTTACCGAAGTTGTTGAAGTGAAATCTCGTTTAACTCATGCGGAACGTGATTCATTATACGAGGGTCGTATCAATCCTATCGCAGTGTTCCCATCAACAGGCGTCTGTGTTTGGGGTCAAAAGACATTGCAAGGTAGACCTTCTGCTCTTGACCGTATCAATGTTCGCCGTCTCTTGATTGCAGCTAAGAAGTTTATTGCTTCTTCCACAAGATACCTTGTGTTTGAACAAAATACTTCACAAACACGCTCAAGATTCTTGAACATTGTAACTCCTTATCTGGAGTCAATTCAACAACGTCAAGGTTTGTATGCTTTCCGTGTTATCATGGATGAAAGTAACAACACACCTGATATTAT